CAATTTCATTTGTAGCAACAGCAATTTTTCTTTGTGACTCTAAAAACTTTTCAATTTCTTCAACACCAAAAAGTTTTTCAATACCTGGTATTTCTTTGATGATTTTATTTATTGCTTTATATTGGTCAGTAATTTTTATTAAAGCATCAAACGCTACTTTAGTTATACTACCTTCGTTTAATTTAACTTGTGCTTTGTTTATAATAAGTCCAACACTTAAAGCAAAATCATCAACACTTTGTTGTAATGCGAATTCTGTTAAATCTTTTCTTAACCCATTATAAAATTCACCAAAGACATCTTGAATAGTATTTACGGTTTCACCAGCAATAATACCAATCTTGTTCATTATTTGTTCACCATCTTCACCAAATGTAACTAATGCCCCATTTGCTTCTCCTATTGAAAATCCTAATTTATTAAATATATCTACTATTGTATCAGGAACTAATCCTTTACGAGCGTTTAATATCTCTTCTAATGTTTTAATAATTTCAGGGGTTTCAACATCAATTTTACTAATATCAACCAAATCTTTAATTTGTTCTAATGTAGATTGAAATAACTTTTCGGTTAATGTTAATTGATTTTCTAATCTTTTTTGTGTTGCGATTTGTGCGTCTGTTGCTTTATTGGCATCGTTTGTTTTGTTTGCCAAATCAGCCTCGGCTTTTGCTTGAGCCAATAACTTTTTCGTGATAGGGTCTAATATATCATCTAAATTACCTGATGTTTCAAATACCTTTTTTAATGAGTTATACCACTTTTCATTTTCAGTAGTAATCTTACCTGTGCTTTCTTCTCTGTTTTTAGAAGCAGTTTGAGCATCTTTATTTGCTGCTTCAACATTATTACCAAAACTTAAAAGTGAATTTCCTAAACTTTCCCAATATGATACATTATCTTCAAGTGATTGGTTTTCTGTTTCAATAATTTTATTATTGTTTTCAGCAATCTTTTGGATAATAAGTTTTGTCTGTGCTTCTAATATTAATGATTGAACTTTGGCATCTAAAAACTTTTTACCATCTTCATTCAATTTATTTTCAGCACCGATTAAAGCATTAAAACCAGGATAGATTTTATTCAACTCCTGTATAACTTCTTTCCTCTGTTTGTTCGTTGAGGTGGTATCTTGAAGGATACGACCATAGGTTTTTAATTTAACTGCTTCATCAGATGTTACCTTACCAAGTTCTTTTTGTGTATCAATAGTTTGTTCTGATTCAGAGTTAAAGGCAATCATCGCTCCAACTAATAATCCTAACGCAGCAACTAATGCTCCTATTGGATTTGTTGCGATTGTTGTGTATAATAATTTGAGTGCGTTGTTGGTTGCTAGTGTCGCAGCAGTTGCTGCTTTTTCAGCAATAGTTCTGGCAACAATTTCTGCTCCGAGTAATGTTTCCTGAATACCACGAGCGGATAACGCTAATGTTAAAATACTTTGTGCTTTGGCAGCTGCTTCAGCAACAGCAGTAGAGTCAGCACCAAATAAAGATACTGCTGCTTGTGCCGCAGCGAACGATGATGTGATACCACCGGCTAACTTACCATAACCTTCTAATTGTTTTTCAAGTCCAATCCCTTCAGACGCCTTTTTAAGACCCTGTAATTTTCCTTCGGTATTTGATATTTGAGTTTGTAGTTCCTTAAAGTTATTACTACCAATTTCTAATTGATTAAGGTCTTCTTTTGCCTTCTTTAATTCTTCCTCTAATTGTTTTATACTGGTTACTACACCATCAAAACCATTTAGTTGAATACGAAGACCTATTACTTTTTCTGCCATTTTAACAAGTTGCTTGGATTATTTGTCCTATATTGTTTATTACTACATAAGTATTTACAGCACTAGTCCATCTTACAAATGTGCCTTGAGGAACAGGAACATAAGTTGTTCCATCATATGTGTATACTATTGTTCCATCTTGGAATGGTCCACTACCTTGTTTAAAAAGACTGGTAACTGGTGCTGTTCCATTACACACCAAAAACGAATCTAAACTAACAAAACTTGTGAATACATTTATATCATCAAATGATGGGTATGGTGCGTTTGGTGTTATAAAATAGAATGGTGCTGGTGGGTTGATTGTATAATATCCACCTCGTTCTTTAATTAAAGATACTTCAGTTAATGATGGTTCAATTAAATTACCTTCATTTATTTTTTCAATACGATAGAACGAATCTTTGATAAATATTTTATCTGTTAACTTTGTCTCGTATAAGTCCAAAGGATATAGGTAGAACCTACCTGTAAATCGTCTGGTTTCATTTGAATAGTTGTTGTCTACATAATCCCTCCAAAAAGAATTATAGAGTGTGTAAGGGGTCGTTGATACGGGATATGGATTGTTCTGACTATAGAAATCAAACTGACTACCAAAACTTAAATCAGAAACATATCTTGGGTCATAAATGTCTAATGAAGACATATGTGAAATACAAGGATAAGTTGTATTTTGAACAACATTTAAATCATCATCATACATATACCAATATCCTTTGACTTGTTTAAGTGCGTCTTTGTAAGCAAATCTATTACCAGCCCAAAAGAATATATGTGGTTTGGCTGTATATGCTGCTTGTTGATTATTTAATAAACGATATGTGTGAGGTATAACATAATTTATTGCTGATGTAAGACCTGATGTTGGTAAAGCAGCAAAAGGTAATTCATATGTTTGTGTTGAGGTCAATAAGTTTGATGTTGAAACAAATCTATATCTACCAAAGTTATATTCGTTGATGTCCTCAAATATCTTATTCAAGTATTCTTCTGAACCTTGAGCGTATGTGTAGATTAATTCTTTTGGTAACTCAAAAGATAATGGTTCAACTCTATATGATGATGTTAAATCTAATTTTTGTGTCCAATTTCTTTCAATTCTATCTGGCTCATTATAATATTCGTTATAAGGAACAATCTTTATTTCTCTACTACCTTGTTGTTGAACTATAACCAAGTTAAACATAGTGATTATTGCCTTCAATAAATCAACGCAATTAAGATTTGATATTCCAAGTTTAATATCCACAAGTTGTGTTCCTGTTAATGGTGGTGAATAATATAAGTCCCATCTAATGTATGGGTCAACAACACCACCAGAATTAAATGGAGTTAAAACATATCTACGGGAAGAACTAAATGAAATAACATCATCTTCTTCTTGAATAAATAATCCAACAAAGGTTCCTGGTGCCATAGTTAATGTAAAGAATTCATTTACCGAACCATTTTGTAATCCACCAACTAATCTCCAACCAACATTATATTCGGGACTTTGCCAAACAACAGTAGTTAAGTTTGATGAACTGGTTCCAGTCATTGCTACAACTCTAAACGAACCATTAACTTGAAGAATATCTTTTGATGTATAATTGAATCTTGTGTTAAAAGAATATGGTCCTGTGTATGGTGCTCTAAATCTACCACCATCGGCATTATAAAAGTTATTTAAGTAATCGTATGTTCCTGGTAAGTTGAGTGTAAATGGTAATGGAAATATCCTTCCCCCTTCATACTTAATGCTTCTATTTCCACCATAAGATAAAAATAGGTTTTGGTTTGTGACTGCTGATGCTACATTAAGTGATAACTCACCATTTTGGAATGTATCCATATAAATGGACTTGAAATAATCTGTATCAAAGAATGGTGATGTTATATTATAACTTGTTTGGGCAAATACTTTATTCATAACCTCTCGCAATCTTATTGCTGGTTTAAAGAACTTTGGACTAATTGGATTTCCTGAAAACCCAAACCCATTATCTGCTGAACTAAAACTATAACTGAAATCAGGAACTCCTGCTTGATAAGGTAATCCTTGATTCACCATTGGATAAACAATCTTACCACCAAACAATCCATCAACATCATTGTTCTTGGCAGCCCAAGATGTTACGATATTATCATAAGTTAATTCGTGTTGTAAGTCAGAAAAGTTTAAGTCCTGTAATGTTAAATCTTTAATCTCTGAAATGAAATCACCAACCTCACCAATAATATAAACCTCATATTCAATAAAATTATCGTTGATAACAACTGCTTGTAATCTTAATGTTCCGTTGAATATATCTGTTCCTCTGTATTGAACTACTGATGATATTTTTAATAAAGGGTCAAAGTCAATTCCATTAACCTCAAAGTATTCTTCAAATACTCTATTGTTATTGTTTGTTCCAGGAACAGAAAATTGTTTTGAGTATGGGGATTTCCTACCTTGAAAATCTGTAATATCTGTTTCTTGAATAACGACAGAAATTGGTAAGTCCTCATATAAATCTACAGTTTTCCATTGACCATTTAAGTATAAAATTAAACTGGTATCCATATTAGTTCATTAACGCAATGTTATTGCTATACACATAAGTCATTTCTAAATTGGTAATTGTTCTATTACCTTTGTTTTTTCTAATGAACTCTGTATTGACTATGTTTATTGGTCTTAAGTTTCCATCTTGTTGGATTTCATATACTTCGTTTGATGTATAAAGTTCTTCCAAGAACATAAAGTCCGGTTGATTTAGAAACCCTGTGTTGACGATATGTGTTTCAACGATAGATACTGTCGCATCAACTGTTCCTCTTGAGTATGGCTCTTTGCTTGGGTTCTCACCACCCCAATTTACGCTCCACTCCTTATACACTTCTCTTGAAATATCTAAACCTTCATCTTTACCTGCTCTAAACAAATAGTAATCGTAATGACCATATCTGTTTTTCCACATAAATTGATACATAGTAACACCCGACCTATTACAAACAGGTTGAATGTTTATTGTGAATATTTCGGATACTGGTGTGTATCCTGAACAATTACCTAATACATAGGTAGTAGGGACTGGTTGTGGTTGAATTGCCATAATTTAAGATGTTATAATTGTTACATATATGTTGCCAGATGCTGGAATATATGGTGAATCAGTTAATGTGTATGTTGTTCCTGGAGTTGGAGCAGGAATATCTAATCTTCCATAGGTATCATCACCTAATGATGTTCCAGCAACAATAGCCAAGTCGTTTATACTACCAACATTATTTTCGTATGTGAATGATGATGTTATATCCAAGTAACCTGAATAGAAATACACAACACCACTACCGAAACTATTCGTTCCAACTAATGTTGTGCTAGTTGATTGTTGAACGATTTGTAATGTTGGTAATGTTACATTCGCATTATACACTCCAAGTTGTGTGCTGAAGAACCAGTTCAAAGTATTTGGTGGTCTTGATGGTGTAGGAGTGGGAGTTGGTCCTGAACAGATTTCATTTAGTGTAACCGTTAATCCATCACACGATTCTTGTATTGTTGGACAAGCACAATCTATATTTCTACCTGTTAATGGTGCTTGAGTTACGGTAACATATGTTTGTGTATCACAATCATAATAAGTGTATGAACAAGATTCCTCACCATTATCATTATAAATTGTAATATCATAACAAGTTAAACAAGGTATGTCTGAAATACAATCACCATTTAATACAATGATTAATTCACCCTCATACGCAATACCATCTAAACAAGAACAATTTATAATGAATGTGGTTTGACCACCAACAATTGCTGTAATATATCTACTTGTTGGACAATCCCAATATGATATTTCAATAGGGTTAAAGTTTTGATTTGTTACAGAATATGAATTACAAGCACCAGGTTCAGCACCACAAGGTCCTGTTATTGGTGTTGGGGTTGGGGTGGGAGTTGGGGTAGGCGATGGTTGTATTGGTGATGTTGACCCTGTAAATTTACCGAATAGTTGAATTGTATATTGAACAGCACCAACTGGCATAATTGGTTCAAGGTTCATTGGACCAGCACCAACATAAAGTGTATTGTATCCTGTGTCTCCTGTTGGATTTATTAGTGTTGTTGATTGATAAACATAATCACAATCTGTTCTTGGTCCTCCACCATTTGTTGTAATGTTATCAACGGTAACACCGGTGATTAACACACCATCAATATCATAAAAATTATATTGAACATAATATGGTTCAGATAAAATATCATCAGCCAAATAATAGTTTGTAAAACCTAATGTATAATATTCTGTTTCATCAAGGTCTCTATTACGAGGTGAGTTTGTTAAGTATAGACAATCAGTTGTTGGGTTTGTTCCTGTTGGAGTTCCTGATAATACGAATTGACCGATATTAAAATCTTGAATATTTGATTTACCATTTACCCCCATCGTTGATTGGAATGTTTTGTATAAACCTTCTGTTACTGCTGGCTCACCAATATCATCACCATTACCAGTGAAACCAGTTACTTGACCTAACTCTGTTGAAGAGTATTCATAACCAACATAAACTTGGTAGTTTATTGTTTCAGGATTATTTGGTCTTGAAAAAGGGAATGTTTGGTGTGTGTATATTGGAGTTGTGTCCCATTGTGAAACGGGAATATTACTAACATAAGATTTTAATATCCTTGATACATCAATCACACCCAAGTCAAATGGGTTTGGTGTGGCTTTACCTTGAAAGATTAGGTTTCCTTCAGCATAGATATCATAAACATATCTAAACTTGAAATGGTTTGTATCTGCTGATACTGTAAAGAATAATCCATCTGTATAAACAGGTGAAAACTTTGGTGGGGTATGTGTATAGTTAATCATTTTTGTTTCTTAATTTATCTATAATTTGTTGAACTTGAAAATAGATATAGGCACTTACCTCTTCTCCATATGATTCAATTATTTGTGGTAATGATTCGTTTAATCCTTTCATTATAAAATCGTTTCCACCATAACCATATATTCCTATTGAGCGTCTAACCAAAAAGACCAAAGATTTTCTTGATATAAACTTACCCTTGGCATCTCTTATCCCTTGAATTGTTGCCTTCTGTCTTACCCACTTATCTATTGGTCCTATTGGTGGATATCTGCCAGGTCTTCTACCATCATTAACAAATTGTCCTTCAATCGGCATTTCCAAAACAAGTTCGGGAAAACCTGTCTGTGTATTTTCAACAACAACAACTTTAATGTTCCTGTATAAATTACCAGACGCATAAGGTCTTGATTCAACATTTGTTTTCTTTGGTGCTCCTGGTTTTCCTTGACCCCCATATGTTGTTGGTCTTCTTTCAATATTCAGTTGCTCCTTAAATGAGTTAGTTAATAAATCAGCAACCTCACCTAATATCTTAAAGTCCATATTAGATACAAACTGGTGTTGGACTCGGTGATGGTGTCGGGTATTGTTCGCACGCATTCATATCTTCCATAACCGTTATAACTAAATCTAATGATACACCACCGATATGGTCGTTGAACCTTTCAAGAAATGGTGTAGCACTTGTTGGCAATTGAACATCAGCAACATCATTAAATAATGAACCTCTGTATATTTGTGATAATAGATTTCTTGCTTCCAACGACATATCAGAAACAACATCTACTTCATTTGATAAATCTGTATTCACTATATCACCAAAGATTATATTCAACTGGTATTGAGTTGTGTTTTCAGAGTAAGCAATATTCATTGGGGTTACAAACATATATGGATATGTTGCCGTCCCACCAGTTAATGTCTGTGAAAAATAAACAACATCGCCGTGACCAAATGATTTTAATCTTGGTGATGCTTGTTGAACTGATTCCATAAAATCAATAATCTTATGGTAGGTAATATATTGTGGTGTATAGTTTTGGTAATTCATCTTGTATAAATAACAATTGTTTTATTTCATCTGACTTTTCTTTTCCATCTTCCTTATTTCTTCTTTCTGTCTATCAGCCTGTTCTTTCATTAACGATGCTGTGTTTAAACATAAATATAGATTTGTGTTTTCTACTTCGCTAAACTTTGTAACATCTTCTTTTGCGAGTTGGTAAGTGAGGGTAAAATAAAATCTAGAGGAAGAACCTTTTGTATCATCTTCGGCATCATCTTCCAACCCTTTATTATCATTTGATGACTCTTCATCTTCAACTCCAAAGAATTCTTTATAGAGTTTATAAATATGGTTACGATTTCCAAAAAAAAAACCGATGCTCCCAACCAAATTGATACTGGCACCAATTCCATTATTGTTGCTCGTTCTTCAATCTCTTCTGATTTGTATGGAGCAATCTTATATTTTAATGGGTTCTTCTTATCCCTTGATATTACAGGTCTATAAAGGATTGCCATTATCTTATGTAGGTTATCATATATTTTATCATCAGCACAATATACCTCAAAATCTACCCACGCTCCCCAAGCCAACTTGGACCAATCGTTCTCCAATCCATATTCAATTCCATCGTGCTCAAAAGTCATCACCAACTTTGAACCATCAGGTAATACCAACTTATCCGATATGAATAATTCTAACAAATCAATTTGGTCTTTGCTTAAGTTCTTTAATTCGTGAACCGTCATATTGGTAAATAAACTAATCAGTTGGAGTGGGTTCTTATACTTCACTTGATTTAAGTTTATCTGTCTATACATTCCAATGTTTATTTCATTTGGAACTTTAACCACTTCATTATCTACAATTAACTCTATCATACTATTGTAATCTTTCCTGACTTTTTATTTATTGTGCTTTCTAATACATACCTGATACTATCTATCGTATGGTTATTATCATCTTCTGGTGTGTCCAATAAGTTTCCATCTTTATCTTCCTTGAACCTGTAAGAACCAAACTCTTGTAAGATGTTCTTTGATGTCTGTTCAATAAAGATATGATGTCTTCTAATCAAATCTATACCGTGTAATATACTTTTCTTATTTACTGGTTTGGCGTTCCATCTATTTCGTTTAAGTTCCTCTATGTTTTGGGGTGAAGCACTATCACACCATATCACATCTGTCTTATCAATTTTAAGACCTTCTAAACGATGAACTATATCTGGCATAGTCATACCCCTAACGAACAATAGTTCTTTGATGTAGAGGGTGTCTTCGTCCTTGTAGACCTCAACAAATGCTGTGGGTGAATTATAACCAAAGTCCATTCCTCTACCAAGTAGTTTTAATCCTTGAGGTATATGTTCTATTGTGTTGTATTTGGTAAAGACCATTTGTGTGGCAATACCTCGTTCACCCAAGTTATAGATACGATAAAGGTTTTCATCTTTGTCTTTGAGTGACTCAAGTTCTTTAATGATACTATCTTCTATAAATGGATTATCCCTCCAAGTTGTCTTAAAGTAATAACAATCCTCCCTGTTATCTAAATCATAAACCCACGATGATAACTCTGATGGGTTTAAGTCACAGATGACTTTGTCTGTGGTCCTAAAGATTAACTGGTTCCAATCTTCAATTCGTAATTCGTTCGCCTCATTACAATACAGGTAATCCCTTTTACTACCTCTTAACTTTTGTGGTTCATCAACACTTATCCAATTTATAATATTTGTTCCAAGTTCATAATACCCCTCTTGTTTGTGCCATTTGTTTGGGTCGTATTGACCGAACATTTCCAACACAACCATCAAGTCCTTCAATACAGAATTCTTAAGTGCTGGTAATGTTTTCCTGACGATGGTTAGAGTTTTGTTATTCTCTTGGAGTAACTTACTAATCCAATAGATTAAGATGTTAAAGGTCTTGCCTGACCTTGAACCACCAACAGCAACAACAATTCGTTTTCCAAGTTCATCTGATTTTATTAACTCTTCAAATACTATTGTTGTTTTAATGTTCATCTACCTTGTCCTCTGTATTTGTTTGTAAGTGGTGTTCTTTTATTTACCCTCTTTTTATGAACCCCTTTTTTCTTTTTACCAAAAGATGTTCTACCTGTTTTTAATGTTTTAGTTTTCGCCATTATCTTTTGGTTTTATAATTTCAATAGTAATTTGTTTATCATCACCAATCTTATCTCCTTGAGTTGTAACATCAACCTTCGTTGATTCACTCCAATGTTTAGGAAACTTATTACGAACAATTAATGACCACAATCTTGAATTGAATTGTGCTCCACCATTTGAGGACATTGAAGAGTATGCCATATTGAACCAATACTGCTCACAATATTTTTCATACTCACCCACGGCGTATGAGTATTCCTTATTTCTTTCTAACATTCTGTAATGAGCATCTGTGCTAATACCCAATATGATTAAAAAATCTGTTATATGACGACCTTGTCTTCCTGAATCAATTATAATTTGTCTCCACCCTTCAGGTAATCTTGTTTCTACTTTTGGTCTTCCACGACCTCTTTTATTTTCTTCCATTATTTTCTATTGTATTTTACATTGAATAGTTCAATGCCTTCTTTTATTTTGCTTATCGCGTCATCAATACTTGGAACACTTGATGATGCTGGATATAGAGTTGAATAGGCACCAATAATTTCTACCCTATCAACATTGGAAAACTCGTGTGTTGTATTTGGAACTATCACTCGGTCATATACATCTTTCGCATATTGGATATGGTCCGGTGAGTTTAAGTTATTCATTATTTGTTTCTTTCCTTTACAATTACAGCCTGCCATTTTTTAATTCTTCTTCTACTTCTTTTATTGTTTTTTCTATATCGGTCAATGCTTGAACTAATTCAAACTCTTCTTGTTGTTCGTATGATAATATATCAACTGCTATAATGAATTTCAATTCGTTTAATCCATCAAATTGATTATCTTCTTTATATATTTTTATTATTTCAGCACAGACATCATATTTTTCTTCATCTGATAACTTGAAATAATTGTTAAGTTTTTGTTTTAGTTCCATTTAATCAAAGTTTAATAATTAAAAAACCCTCATAAAATATAAATATAAGGGTTTTTAATTGATATGTAAATTGGTAGTTTATTATAAATATAAAAACCCCTACGGGAGCAGTGTAGGGGCTTTCAAGACAAACAAAACATACAGAATATTTTTCAGCTAATCTGTAAATAAATATATGTAATTTATTTTATAATATCAAGTTTTATTTATCTCCCCTACAAACAACTTTAACCCTTGAGTTAAGTAATCATATCACTTGGTATAGTTCGTTGAACCAGTGTCTTTATTTATACCTCAAATCAAAAAATTATATTGAT